CCCGCCGCCTCCGCGGCGAGCCGAACCAGCATCTCTCCAGCAAGACAGAGTTGCGGTTCGGCTCAAACGGCGGATTGCGCGTAACTGTCGCCGGAGAGCATCGCGGAACCTGGACAGATTTCACCGACGGTAATGCCAGCGGCGGTGTCCTCGATTTGATCGCCCATGATCTCCATTGCACAAAAAGCGCCGCGTTCGATTGGCTGAAAACAGAATTAAAGGTTGACATGCCGGATGATAAGCCAGCGCCAAAAGTCGCTAAGCAAGCGGCGCGCCCGGCCGCGCCGCAGCGCGTTGTCGACATTTATCGATATAATGACGAGCAGGGCAGTGTCCTCTATCGGGTGCTGCGATGGGGACCGCACAAGACATTCACGCAAAATCCGCCGGACGGCAAGGGCGGATGGATCACCGGCCCGGGCTGCATGAATGGCGTGCGCCGCGTGCCGTACCACATCAACGAATGGCTGTGGCACCCGGATCGCCCGCTCTACATCGCCGAGGGTGAAAAGGACGCCGACCGATTACGCGCTCTCGGTCTGCTCGCAACATGCAATGCCGGCGGCGCCGGGAACTGGCTGCCAACCGATAAGGATAACGCCGCGGAATTCATCGCGCTGTTCAGCGACCGTACGATTGTCGTGCTGCCCGACAATGATGAAGACGGGCGCAAATATGCAGACGCGGTTGTTCGCAGTCTGCTCCCCGTAGCAGCAGAGATCCGTGTCGTCGCGCTGCCCGGTCTGGCCGAGAAGGGCGACGTGTCGGACTGGCTCGATGCTGGGGGCGACAAGGATGCGTTGCTGGCGCTGGCTGACGCCGCAGTCCCGGTGCGAGAGGCGCCTACTACGCCGGCTAATGTGGTGCGGTTGCGGGCGGTCGAGAGCGAGCCAAAGCCAGAGGGCGATGCGCTGGAGCTATTCGGCCACCCGCTTAATGATATCGGGAATGCGGAACGACTTATAGCGCGATACGGTGACAAGCTGCGCTATGTCGTCAATGTTGGCTGGTTTGTGTGGGACGGGCGACGATTTCACTATGACCCGGCCATAGTCAAGGCTCGCATATTTGCGCATGATACTGTGCGCGATATGCTGGTTAATGCCTTCGACGCACCGTCGCATAAAAAGGAGCAGGAAGAGCGCAAGAAAGGTCTTATTAAATTTGCCATCAGCTCCGGCAACACCGGAAAGATCAACGGTATGTTGGCGCAAGCTGAGCCGCAACAGGCGATTGAAAACGGCGACCTTGACCGTGACCCATGGCTGTTCAATTGTGCCAACGGCACGCTTGACTTGCGCAGTGGTGAGCTGCGCCCGCATAGTCAGGATGATTTGCTAAGTAAGCTATCGCCCGTAGCCTTCGACCCGAATGCAGAATGCCCAATATGGGAAAAGACAATATTGGAGATATTCGGTGGTGATAGGGAAATGGTGGATTATGTCCAACGCGCCATCGGGTATTCGGCGACCGGGCTAACCACAGAGCAGGTTATATTCATTATGCACGGTGCCGGGTCGAATGGCAAAAGTCTAATGCTAACGATCCTCGATGCGGTATTCGGCGATTATAGCATCACCGCCGCCAGTAAAACGTTTGTGCAGGACGATAAGGGAGACACGGCGTCGAATGATGTTGCGCGGCTCGCCGGCTCTCGGTTCGTCTCTGTCATCGAGACCGAACAAGAGAAAAAGCTGGCCGAAGGCTTTGTTAAACAAGCTACCGGCGGTGATGTTATGTCGGCGCGGTTTTTATTTAAGGAGTATTTTGAATTTATTCCAGTATTCAAAATATGGATGGCGACCAACCACAAGCCGCGGGTGCGTGGAACCGATAATGCCATCTGGCGGCGCATCAGGTTGCTGCCGTTTCTCATTATATTTGCTGATCCTGAAGAGGCGGAAGCGGGACAGCCTATCAAGGATCTCGGCTTAAAAGAAAAGCTAATGCAGGAACTCCCCGGTATACTTCGATGGGTTTTAGATGGCGTTGCCTCATGGCGCGTGCATGGTCTGACGCAAGCGCCGGCGGCCGTTATGGAGGCCACGAAAGAGTACCGGGAGAGTCAGGATGCAACCGAAGGTTTTATTGTCGAGTGCTGCCATGTGTCACCCGGTCTACAATCTACGGTTGGTGATTTGTTCAAGGCATATAAGATTTGGTGCATCTCCAACGGAGAGACCGCAATCAGCTCGACAGCGTTCGGGTTGGCCTTGGAGGAGAAGGGGTACCCATCGGCACGGGCACCGGGGGGGAAGAGGATGCGTAAGGGGTTGATGTTAAAGGAGGAATATAGTGTGGTGGAGGGGTGATATAATAAGCATGGCTTACTGTGACATGTTGCGAGTTGTGACGCGAAATCTTTATAATAGCCTACACACATATTTTCTCACGCGCGGCATAAGGAAAACGTGTCACAACCCGCAACATGTCACACGTCAGCAAGGCTGACCTATTTTGCGACCGTCTTTTCGCGCGAGACGCGAGGGCTTTTGGAGGACTGACGTGGACACCGACGACGTGCCGTTCGGCAAATATCAAGGCATGGATATCAATGTCCTACTGGCCGACCGCGGTTACTGCATGTGGCTTGTGCGGCAAGACTGGCTAGAGGAACGATATCCCGCTATATACGGGATGATTGTCGATCAATATGATGTCGATGTCAGCGAATATATTCCTAGCGAAAGAATTAGGCAGCCAAAGCAAACCAAGAGGCAGGCGGCAGCGGAGGCGCATGGGGCGGCGGTTGTTGCTGCCTCGATCGCGACGTCGGTGCGTCAGCGCATGATCGAGAAGCAATCCGCCGCTGCGGCCGTGTTTGAAGCGCGCTGGACTTTAAACGCGTTGTTGCGCGAGGCGCCCGACTTGTACGAGGCGCTCCAGGATCAGCTCGGTATGTTTCACGCAAGTCTCGGGGCCGGGACAGACGAGCAGATTGTCGCGCATGGCGAGGCGATGTGTCGGGGCTGGGCGGCGGCGATCGCGGTGATGGAGAAATCCAACATCGCGGCCGATGCGATTCACATTGGCGAGTTCGGGGAGTGCGTGGTTGCGATCGGGCGCATGCAGAAGGCGCCGGGATGGCTGCGCGAGCAATACGGGGATGGGGTGGTGTACCTGTGTCCGCGCGAGGTCGCGATGCTGTATTTGCGACTCGACGTGGCGCGCGCGCTGAAGGCGGAATGGCCGGATGCTGAACTTACGGAGATACGCGAAAAGGAGAACGCATGACCAATGCGGAAACGCTGGAAACCCTAAAGATCATTTCTGTGAGCTTGTGGAGCATCGCTCGCAGAAATGAACGGCTCGAAAGGATGCTCCGAACTATCGATGTGAAGGTGGATACTGTTATGGGTTACAAAGAAGACCTGATGGAGCTTGTCGAGGGGCAAGAGACGTTGAAGCAATCGTTTGTTGCTTATGACGATGGCATCAAATCCCGCATCGATCAGCTGAAGGCCGAACTGCTGGCGGCGCTCAGTGGGAACCCGGCGCTCGCCGAGGTCGACGCGCTTGTCGCTAAGGCGAAGGCTGACATCAATTCCGACTCGAACGAGGTATTTGACCGGATGCGGGCAAACACGCCGGAAGGCTGACAATTGAGAAAGGGGCGGCCTGCGGGCCGCCTCATCTGCAACCATGCGAGAGGAATACACAATGAACCGTTATGCTTTGATCCTGCCGATGTTGCTGATGGTGTCTCCTGCGATGGCGGCTGACCCGCCCCAAGCTCAGCCGCCGGCTCAGGCTCAGCCGCCGGCTCAGGCTCAGCCGCCGGCTCAGGCTCAGCCGCCGGCTCAGGCTCAGCCGCCGGCTCAGGCTCAGGACGAGCTGGCCAGTGCGATGAATTCGGCATTGCAAGACAGCGCCAAGGCTGCTGGCAATCTCGGTAATGCGGCCCGGGTTGCGATGCAGCAACGGGCGCAGTTGCAGGCACTGCTGGTCAGGGCGGTGGAGCTGTGCGCCGAGCGGTGCATCGAGCTGACGGGGCCGATTGCACCGGCTGAGCCAGCGCCTGCTGAGGTGAAGCCGGAAGTCGCGGCGCCACCGAAATGACCGACCGCGGCACGGTCGATTCGACGCGCCAACGGGGCGAGGACATCGCCCCCCAACTGCGGGCTGAAGTCGAGCGGCTGCGCGATGATTTCGTGCAAGCATCTGATCAAGCCGATGAGCTGCAGGTTGAGATTGAGCGCCTGCGGGCTGAAGCTTTGCGAAACGAGGTTATCGCGACGGGGTTCAAGCTGGAGCTTGATGAACTGCGTGCGGCTATCCCGGAAATCGTCGGCTGTGCTTATGGCGAGGGGCTGGCGTGCCGACGCGATACTGACGGCCGGCATGGGTGTTGCTTGGCGCGGTTGCGCGCGCTGCGGCTTGGCATCGGGGTGGCGCCCGAAGGCTGGGCACAGGCCGGCGAGGATTTCGCGGCGCGGTATCCGGTGACGTTGGCTAAGCTTGCGGAGGAGGACGATGGGGCATGAACAAGGATGAAGATCTGGAAATTGTTGTGATGCCGCAAGTTTTGGAAGCCATAGCTGGCGATCCTGAGTTGGCGGAGATGCTTCGCGAATTCCTCGCCAACGCGCACCAGGCGCATGAAGCGGTTAGGTCGGGGCGATACGAGACCTTCCAGGATGCGATAGAGGCTATCACGGGGTTTGAGCTGAAGGTGCTGGAGGACGAGGACGATGTTGCCTGATGGCGATTAGGCGCGATGCGGCGGTGCTGTGATGGCCGAAGAGGGGGCGTCGGCTACCCCTATGGCCGAAACGTCTGAAATCGCGTCCAGCGCCACCGCATGCGCTCTATGGACATGTCCGCCTTTGGCGTACGGGCTGCACCGCCGACCGGGCTTCCGCTGCCGGCGGCATGGCGGTGAGTCCGTGTGCGGAATCTGCGCCGGCGATTTAGTCGATGCTGTCAGGACAAGGGAGGATGCTGTCCTGCATCCTGATGGTGCAGGATTTTTTATGCCATAGGCGAAGATTCTTGTTGACGCGACTTAATTTACGGAGCACCCTAAATGCTAGGCACCAGATTTGCGACTGCTTCCCGCTCCGTGCAATCACGGGCTGGGTCGCGCAAGGCCAAGGCAAACCGCCACCATATCGGAGACGAGCTAACGCCTGAGCGGCGTCAGCACGGCTCGATCGTGCGTGCCGACGGGCCGGTCGAGGATGTCGACGGCAATTATGGGGTGCCCTATATCGCCCGCGACATTCTTGCGACCATGGAAGCGCGCGGCACGATTAGCGCAGAGATGCGGATTGCTGGCGATCAATTCAGAGAGAATTTCCGGCGGGCTCATTTGGACGAGATGCGCGCAGCCGATCTCGGGCGGGTTGCTGGCATCGGGGGATCGCTCGATGAGGATCTCAGAATCATGGCCGCAAAGGCTGCGGTTATGCGGGCAATCAAAGATGTTGGCGAACCTGGTGGCAGCATTTTGTGGAATGTTGTTGGCTTGGAGTGCTCGCTAAAAGATTGGGCGATCGGGCAAAGTTGGAACGGCCGCCCGACCAACGCGGCGGCCGCCAGCGGAATGCTCGTGGTGACGCTTGGGATGCTGGTCGCTCGGAGCAAGGGGCGCTAAGTGTCATCAGACCTCACCTCTCTATCTAGTAAGAGATGGAGGTCAGTTATTCTGATCCATTGTTCTCTAGTCCTATCGACCATCTCGATTAACATGAGCTGGTCAAACTCATCTTTTAGTGGTCTGGCGTAGTCTATAGCTTCGATAAGTTCGCGGTACGTCATCACTTCATTCCTTCTGCTTGTTGTCTCGCCCGCTCCCGCTCGATATACAGCCATACGTAATCAGGAATAGGTGTTGGCTTACCGGTGCGCGGGTCCGGTGCATCTGATATCCAGCGCTCAACGTGGCGCCATGATCGGTTGACGATCTTCGCAAACTCGGCCGGTGTCAGGCCGAGGGATGCGATGGCGGCGCGGAGGTCGGCGGCGGTCATTCGCACCATTCGCCCAAACGCACGATGCGGCATTCTACCGGGCGGCCGGCCTCGGTGGCGCGTTTACGAATTAGCCGCGTTAATGTTTGCGCGTTATCATACGATAGGGGCTTGCAGTTCGATGGTGTGTTTTTAACAGATAAATCAGTCTGGACGTAAAGCCATGGGTCGGCGCTCTGGCCTTTGTCACGAATGGCTATAGTGTAGGATGTTGAGTTCGTCATCATTCTCTCCCGTGAGCTGTATGCGGGGCCGTAGCCCCGGTTGGTTGCCGGGTGGTTAGTGCTGGACGTCTTCGTGGAGAACTTCGGCCAAGTTATTTTCTAGTTGATCCGCTTTATATCGGCGATCCATCTCGGCTAGATAGATATCGCAGATGTCGCCGTTTCCGAGGATTGTGTTGCGGCCGTAAGCGGCCTCTAGTTCGCGATCAGTCATTGATACACAATGCTCGATTGCCCAAATGATCGCTTGTTCATGTGCGCTCTGTGTCATGGTCGTCTCCCGTTGGGTTTCGCTCGTGCTCATCAGTTCCGGACTTGTACCGGAAGACCCTTCCCCGGCTAGGCCGGTTCCGCCCTTGGGGCGATGTCGCGGGTTCTTTCTGTTTCCGCGCCGGGTTGCTTTGGCTATGGTGCCTCGGGTCCGGAGCCCGTGTCTGTCTGACCATCCCAATATGACACCGTGTCATCAGATGCGCAAGCCCTATTTGGTAACAGCCATAAAAATAATTCGGTGATCTAAATGACTGAACCGAACGCGCTGCTGCTCAAGGCTGGCCGCAATGGCCGGGCCGAGGGTTGGTCGGACGCGTGTGTCGCAATCGCTTGGCGTCTGCGCCTACGCGCGGAGGCGCGCGTTATCGATCGGGACGAGCTGCTCGCATTCGCCGCTGAGCTGCCGGGCCTGCCTTATGGAGCCATTGAATGACTATCCTGCAATCGATCATACGCGCGCTCGGGTGCGCGGAAGATCAGAAAGAGCCGGTTGACGTCGCGCGCATGCTTGACGATATGGCCGCCGGGGCTGAGCCGCATCTTGACTGGCGCCACTCGGTTGTCGATCTGATGAAGCTGTTGGGTCTCGATAGCAGCGTATCTGCGCGCCGCGCGCTCGCGGAGGATCTGCGGTATCGCGGCGAATTCGATGGTCCCCATATGAATCAATGGCTGCACCAGCAAATCATGCATCGTGTCGCTGACAATGGCGGCGTCGTGCCGCCGGAGCTGCTGTGATGAAAAGCAAGCCAACGCCGAAGGGCAAGCCCGCGCCGTTTTCGATGAAAGGAAAGCCGGGCAAGAAAGGCGTGAAGGGCTGCTGAGATAATGCGTCGCTCGTCAAACTATACACCAGAGATTGCCGAGGCAATTTGTGAGCGGATTGCGGCGGGCGAAGCTTTGGCTGCGATTTGCCGTGATGAAGGCTTCCCTCCTGAAAGTACAGTGAGGCGGTGGGCGATTGATGATCGCGACGGTTTTGCTGCGAGATACGCGCTCGCGCGGGATCGACAAATAGAGCATTTCGAGGACGAAATCATTGCTTTGGGCGATTCAATGCTCGGCACTGATAATAATGCGGCGGTCAGTGCGGCAAAGCTAGCGAGCGACAATCGCAAGTGGCTGATGTCCAAGCTCAAGCCGCACAAATACGGTGACAGGCTCGCGGTCGGCGGCGACGCGGACAATCCGCTAAAGGTCTATCACCAAGTCGCTTATGTAATTGTCGATCCGAAAGAGCCGAGCGAGGGCTGATGCTCGGCGTTTTGTCCTGGGTGACTGACGCCGCTGCCATTGTCGCGGGGATCGGGGCGCTAAGTATCTTGTTCATGATGTTTGTCGGCCGCTGATTTCTGCCACTGACTCTAGATTGAGTGGCGTCAACAAGCCTGCTACGCTGAATCCATTCATATGGCAGACGGAGCGCGGGCTTTTCGGGCCTGACGCTGAACCCTGCCCATGTGGCACACTGTCTTAAATAACGCGAGGCTGTTAATGAGCGTCGAGGCCGTCACGATCGGGGCGGCGACGCTCTATTTGGGAGACTGCCGCGAGGTGCTGCCGGCACTCGGCATGGTCGATGCGATCGTGACCGACCCGCCTTATGGAATACCGCATAAGTTCTCTCCGCAAAAAGGCGCTGGAAGAAAAGGCACGCGGACCCTAAACTTCTCTTGGGACACCCTCTCTATAAACTCTGTCGTTTTTGATGCAATCAGCGCAATTGCGCTCAAAGTGCAGTCTGCTTTTGTTTTCTGCGGTCTTACGCAGGCCAGCGTCATTGCTGGCGCCCTTCGCGCCGCCGGGCTTATTGATAAGCCTGCGGCCTGGGTGAAAAAGTGTCCTGCGCCGGCCGCGCCCGGTAATTGGTGGCCGTCAGCTTTTGAACTCGCGGTGTATGCGTATCGGCGAGGCGCGTGGTTCGGGGATACAGACACGAAGCGTCGGAATGTCTTCATCGCAGACAGCTATCGACATGGACAGCCGGGTAAAGTGGCGCATCCAACGCAAAAGCCGCTTGTGCTTATGGAGCGGATTGTCGGCGCGATTGTCGCGCCCGGCCGTATTGCCCTTGATCCCTTCATGGGCAGTGGCACCACGGGCGTAGCATGCGCGCAGCTCGGCCGCCGCTTCATCGGCATTGAGATTGAGCCGCGCTATTTCGAGATTGCCTGCCACCGGATCGAGGCTGCACAAATACAAGAGCGGATGGCTGTATGAACCGACTGATCGCCCTTTGCGCGGCGGCATTGCTTTGCGTGCCGGCGCTGGCCTATGGCGAGATCGACTTTATGCCTGGCAGCCCGTGCGTCAGCGTGATACCGGGCACAAAGGCGGTACATGTCACCCATCCCGTCCAGCGGGCCTGGGAGCTTTGCCAACGCCCCGAATTCCTTGCGGTCCGCGCCGAGGCTTGCGCGAAAATTACCCAGCTCTATGCCGAGACTGGGATAGCGGCGCGCGAGCAAGCCGAAAGCGACAAGGCGGACCAGGAATACATCACGTGCGAGCTGCGATACATTGACAGCGTGGCGGCGCCGCGATGAACCGCCGCCGTCTGATTTCCGCCTGTATGGTGGCTGTGCCGGGACTGTTTGCGGCGCGTGCTGCGGGGGCGGCATTGGATGACATAGATCCTGACGTCTTCCCCAGAGGCAACATAGCCGGCCCGATGACGCCGCCCGATTGCGATCGTCAATTAGACTGTCGGTTCGCGGCCGGCATGTCGACCGCGACAGCGAGGTACTGCGGGCCGGCTGAGTATAGTCGCGCCGGGACGGTGGTCTCCGAGCCTAATGATTGCAACGTCACGACGACGCAATGGTCTTGCCAGACCTGCGGTAAGTCCTGGGAAGAGAAATCTCCTACCTAATGCTAGGCAATACCGAAACTGCGCTGTGGTGCGCCGTTCTCGCGCAGGCATTCTATGATGCGACCAACCGGCTGCCGGTTGACTACAAGCACTAGCACGTCGATTGCGATGAAGCGCGCCGCTGGCTGGTCTATCCGAGCGAAGAATTTTCCGAGGTCTGCGAAATGGCGGGAGTTGATGCTGAAGTCGTTCGGCAGTGTGCGATTGACATCGCGCTCGATGGCTGGCAACGGCCGTATTGATGCCGCCTGAGATCCTGTTCGCCGCGTTTGGACCCACGGTCGCGCTCTGTCTGGTTGTGCTTGGCCTGGCTTGGTTGTCGGGTGGTCGGTAAGTGCTCACCACTATAGTCGCCCTCGGGTTTTTGGTGCTGTGGGTTGCCTTACTGCTCGGGGCGCTTTTCTTGGAAGACCTCATCTGGTGGCGGAAGTGACGCTAACCGAAGCGCTTGGGATATTGCGCGACCGCGCCGGCTATCTCAAAGGCCGCATCATCGCCAAGCAGGCCGTCGGCTGGGAATTCCAGTATGATGAGCGCGAGCGCGCGGCACTGGAGCTGGCCATCGTGGCGGCTGAGCGCGATACAAGCACGGACGCCGAATGAGCGTCGGGTTAGTTGCAATAGTCGTGATTGGGTGGTCTCCGTAGTTGCCGTAAGGCGCTACTGTGGCTACGTCGGCGGGTTTGGGTTTGCCCACCGCCAACACAAGGGCGGTTCTCCTGGCAGGGAGAAGCCGCCCTTCGTGTTTATGGTTCGACGGACCACCTCTCCGTCGCACATCAGCCAATTGCAATGAGTTACGCGCTAACCTGTCGATAACCCATCTTGCTACCCATCATACTGAGGCGGGCTTATGGCGTCGCTAGACCTGGAGGTAGCGCGGGTCTTTAAGCCGCTGCTCGGTAGTGCGCGGTTTCTTGCGGCGCACGGCGGGCGTGGTTCGGGCAAATCCCATTTCTTTGCCGGCAAGATGATCGCCCGCGCCATTGCCGAACCTGGGCTGCGCGCTGTCTGCATCCGCGAAATCCAGCGAAGCTTGGCGCAGTCGGTTAAGCGCCTGCTCGAAGATAAAATTATAGCTCTGGGCGTTGGCCACCTGTTTGAAGTGCTCGAATCTGAGATCCGCACCCCTGGCAATGGGCTGATTGTCTTCCAGGGCATGCAAAACCACACGGCGGGATCGATTAAGTCTCTGGAAGGCTTTGATATTGCCTGGGTCGAGGAAGCGCAAAGCCTATCGCTGCGCAGCCTCAACCTGTTGCGCCCGACCATCCGGAAGGATGGCTCAGAGCTGTGGTTTAGCTGGAACCCGGATAACGAAACCGACCCGGTCGATCGCTTCCTACGAGGCCGCAACAAGCCGCCGAATGCGATCGTGGTGCAGGCGAACTATCTCGACAACCGATGGTGCTCAAAAGCACTGCTCGGCGAGGCCGAACTAGATAAAAGCGACCCCGATAAGTACGCGCATGTGTGGCTCGGCGAGTACCAGCGAGCGGTTGAGGGCGCTTACTACGCTGACGGGTTGCGGCGCGCCGATGAAGAGGGGCGGATTGTTCCGCTATCGGTCGATCCGATCCTGAGCATCAAAGCAAGCTGGGATATCGGCATCAACGATGCGACGGCCATTTGGATTTCGCAATGGGTTGGTGGCCAGATCCGGTTTCTTGACTACATCGAGGGTCAAGGCCAAGCGCTTNGGTTTTACACCGCTGAGCTACGTAAGCGCGGCTATGCTCGCGCCGAGTGCATCCTGCCGCACGATGGGGCGCATCGCGACAAGGCGTTCGCGATGACCTACCAACAGCATTTGCAGGAAGCTGGGTTCGACGTACCGCCGCCGATTAAGAACCAGGGCAAAGGGGCCGACATGCTGCGGGTTGAGACCGCGCGTCGGTGGTTTCCGAGAATGTGGTTCGACGCGGAAAAGACGCATGCTGGCCGCAAGGCATTGGCCTCGTATCATGAGCGTCGCGACGAGGATAGGCAGATTGGGTTGGGTCCGGAGCACAATTGGGCATCGCATGCGGCCGATAGTTTTGGGCTTATGGCGTGCGCCTATACCGAGCCAACCACTAGCCTCGGGGTGATCCCGAAGCGGGACATGAGCTGGGTGGTGTAAAAGAACGGTATAAACGAATCTTAATGTAGCTAACCCCTAACCTCAAAAGGAATATTCATCATGGCAACAACCGCGCTCGAAGAGCTGGAAAACTCGGTTAATGATGCAGTCAACAGGCTGCGGCGCGCGACCGAAGACAAAGAGTCTGGCGGCGATGGCAATATTGACAACCATCCGAAGGTCAAAGAGCTGCGGAAGCGGCTGCATACTGCGATGGAGGCGCATCGCAAAGCCATGGGAGACGAGGGCGAAGGCGAAGGTGGCCGTCCTGCGCCGGCATCGCGGATAGCGGCGACGCCCGAGGATGTGCTGTCGAGCCCCTACCCAGGTTCCGAGCCGCGCTACGTGAAGCAGCACGACGGCCATCCTGATCCGATCGAGCGGGCGCGCCCG